TGACACTTTGTTGGTGCCTGTTGGTGCCTGTTGGTGCCTGTTGGTGCCTGTTGGTGTTAAACACCTTCCGTCAAATGGAATCGCTGATTCAATTAAATCCATAATTGCATTCATGCAAAACCTGCCTGGTTTACAGTCCTGCTCCTCAGCCATAGCTGATAACCACCGAAACTTATCTTCCGGAATCTTGAATAGAATCGCCCTTTTTGCCTTTGTTTTCTTTTTCATTATGATCTGATACAAAATCGTTGATTAACTTTTCTTGAGCGGCAGATGTGCTTTCAAAACCTTGTTCCATGGCCGCTTTTTCAAACGCCATTTTTAAAGCCGCATCCACCCAAACCCCGACGAGCCTTTTGCTCTTGTCGCGTTGATTCGGCATGAAAGGTGTTTATCACCTCGGCGTTTCGCGTAAAGTTTTTTTTAAGAAAAATTTAAGAAAAAACACCAAACCAAACCACACCAACGAGTTGCGGAGTAAACACTAAAGCAAAAAACGACGCGCAACATGCGCAAAAAACTGCGCGCCCTTGAATTTCTGCCACCGTCGCACATAGTGGCGCGCATGAAACAAACGCGCCAAGCAATAGCGTTTCTCTGTTGCGGTATTATCCTAACAAGCTGCGGTGAAAAGGTTTCTGAAGTGACGGCCGAGAAAGTTTCCGATCAGCCTGCAAAACTTTTGCCACCAACTCCAGCCGTGCCGCCGGTTGTAAATTTGGAACCACCACAGGCGCGCGCACCGATTCAAACCCCAGAATTTGCAACGCAATACAAACAGGCAGAAGCAAAAGCGTTGCGGGAATTCCCAGAGCTTGGAATTGCTGGCTCTGCTTTTAACCTTTTGTTTTTGAAATACGTACGAGACCAGCAAGCGCGTAGTTCCGAGCATTTTAAGTCTCCCGAGTGGCCGTACAATTTTGCAAAACTTGTGAACGAGGAAATTTCAAAAATTCGAGCCGAAGAAAAGCGCCGTGCAACAACTCACGAATACTTTGCGCCACCACCGGTTTTTAACACGACTTCAGCTCCGGCCCCAGTCGCCACAATGCCGACAGTTTCAAGCGGGACCCATTGGGTCAACGAATTCACGCGGAAAGACGGCACCGTTGTGCGCGGCCATTGGTCGGCAAATCCCACTCGGTGACCGGCTTTACCTCGACTCGCGGAGTAATGTTTCCGGTGTCAGTTTCCAAAATTCTTGTGCCATTCCCCGAGTGATAGTTTCGCCGCTAACCGTCTGCACCGCGCGATAGTGAGCAAAAAGCGTGTCTTCTCCTTGAGAGTGCCCCATCAGCGCCTTGAGCTGCGCCGCGTTCTGATGTGCAGCGTAGTGCATGGTTGCAAAGGTGTGTCGCAAAACGTCATGCACCCACCCATTCAAAAGGCCCGCATCTTCGCGGAGTCGATCCCAGCGTTTTCGATGTCCTGACACCGTGAAAGGAGTACCAACGGGCACAACACTTTGCCAAAACGCCAACCAAGATTGAGCCGCTGGCGCCAAGTCAATGACGCGTGTGCGCGAGGTCTTTGACGCTTTGGCCGTGATTCGCAAAGTCCCTTCCTCCGCGTGGTAACGATCAAGCGTTGTGCGCGCAATTTCATCGGGTCGAACGCCAGCAAACAACGCCAATGCTAGCCACCCCAACAAAAGCCGATGTTCTGGCCGTACCGCTGTGGCAAGCAATTGCTGAACTTCATTGACGCCAAGCGCTTGAATTTCTTCGGCGTCGCTTTTTGCGATTCGGATCCGATTTGCCGCACCTGAAAGGGGATTAGAGACTAAGGCCCCCGACAGCGTACACCATTCAAAGAACGCTTTGAGCGTCACCAGCCGGTTTGTATGCGTGGCGGGACTGTAGCCCGGTTCCGTGACAAATGGCAGCACCGCTTCCCGAGTGAGTTCCGCGACATTGTCCGTGCTGCTAATTTGAAAAAATGCCGTTAACGTGTTGACGCTTTGCCGAATATATTTTTCTGTTCGGTTCAACCGCGTCAGTTCTGCCTGGTAATCTTTGAGCAGTTTTTGCGATGGCGGCGCGGCTTTGGGCTCTTTGTAAGTCTCAAAGAACCAGCGAAAGACATCGTCAAGCGTTTTTCCAGTTCCATCCAAACGCGCAAGCCATTTTCCAAGCGTCGGATGCTCAACTGGGGCAGGAGTTAACGCATTTCGCCCTTTGGCCGCAACAAGGGCTCTGGCATCGACCAAAGCGGTGGTTGCTTCGCCGCGCGTGCGAAATGATTTACGCACTCGAACCCCATCCACCAGACCAAGATCCAACTGCCAAACAACAGCTCCAGAGGGGTTTTTTCGTGCGCGAATTTTCACGCAAACCTTTTAGCACGCTGTGCCGGAAAAGTGACGTCAAAAGTGACGTGTGACGTCCTTTTGTGGCTTTTTGTGACCTATTTGTGAGCTGCTCTCACAATCTTTTTTTGTTTCACAAGTCCTTGTCGGTAAAGACTTAGACTGGAGCCAGTGGCGGGAATTGAACCCGCGACCTACTGATTACGAATGAGGGGTTACAAATAACAAGTTGCTCATGCGCAACAACATATTAACCAATGCAAAAAAGCGTGTGACGTTTGGTGACGTCCAATTTCACTCTGTGGCGTGAGTTGACGGGGTTCAATAAAGTGACAGTGTTTGTCATGATTAGAACCTGAACCATGGGGGTGGTTGAGTTCGACGAAACGAGTGAGCCCGGCCCGTCGTGTGACGGTGTCCGGGTTTTTCGCAAAAACAGGGGTGGAGCATTGGCAGCTCGCCAGTCTCATAAGCTGGAGGCAGCAGGTTCGATTCCTGCCCCCTGAACTCAAACGGATCGCGTCGGATCCGTTGTCAACGCCAACAGGGCGTCTACTCGGTTAAGCCAACCGGCTAAAAAGTCGTGTTGCGTTGCGTCGTTGTCAGCGAGCATTCTGTAAAACGCTGGGCGTTGGTTTGCCAGTGCTTCAGCAACCGCGACCGAGCCCCGCGCATCAATTTCGGCGTGTAGCGCGGAAAGCGTTTTTGAACCAATTTTGCCGTCGGCGGCAGTTAACACAACGCGTTGCAAAAACAACGCGGCTTGGTGAAGTCCGCAGTTTACCGCAGCGTCGAAATGCGCCACGCAAACAGGCCACGGCATTTCGTCGCAGTGAGCCGGGAGCCAGTATTTTTGTAGATAGATTTGCTCAACTTCGCCTGGCTCGATCAAACGGATGTCGCGTTCTGGGTGGCCAAACTCGCGTCGCCATTCGTTATACTCGCCTTGTAACAAACCAAAATTTGTTGAACCGCCGTGATCGTGCGGGTCGTTTGTGTAACCGCCTTCTTCCTCAAGAACAAACTTTAAGGCGCGTTGAAAATTACCCTCATTCATCAGTTTTTTCACTAAACCCGTCATCTTCGTCCACCATGCCGCAGCACGCGTCCAACCAGTTTTCAATTTGTTTCTGGCGCGCTAAAATGTTGCCACATCCCACTTGAAAGACGTCGGTGTTGGTCGGTTGCTCGGATTGAGTGAAGATTTGAACGATTTCAAAATGCTCACTCAAAAGATCCATTGCGCGCCGCAAAATGGCGTCTTGAGCGTCAAGATTTGACATCAAGTTACGCTTTTTCGTTTCGCAACACGTCAATCACGCCAAAAACACCCATGATTGCCGTCGTAATCGCGCCGCCAACGCCGGTGGAGTAGAGGCCAGCCGCTGCACCGAGTTTTGCAACACCGAGCCAAGTTGACGGCTGTTGCAGGTAGTTTTTAAACAGATTCATACTTTTTGAGTGTGTTCGAGCAGCTTTGCCCAAAGCTCTTTTCGATCAGACGAGCATTCCGCAATTTCACTTTCGAGTCGGTTCAAGTGCTCTTTGCGCTCTTCATTTAAGCGGTTGATCAACTCGTTGTTAACGCGTTGCATCCAAGCGATGGCGATGATCAGCAACAAAACGGGAAAGCCTTGGCCTTTTGCCAATTCGATAAGCTCTTGCATGGGTTAATTAGGTTCAAGGACTGCAATGCGGTTTGCTAACGCGTCCAACGCCGTTTGCAGTCCGATGATTGTGGTAATGGTTTGCGTGTGCAACTCACCTGCGTAATGGCCTGCGGGCTGTTTACCGTTCAACGCGGTGCGAATGTCTGCCAACTGACTTGCTAGGTCGGCAAATTGCGCGGCGGTGGCAAAATCGCCAATGTCCTGCTTGGCTGCTAATGCAGCAACCAAGCCGGAAATTGACGAAACCCCAAGGCCGACAATGTCGCCGGGAGTGTGCTGATGAATTAGGGGAGACGCTCCCAAACTCACCAGCGTCACCGGTTCAGGATCTGGATTGATGCAAATCATTTCGCCATTTGCTAATTTGACAAACACCTTTCCGGTAAATTGTTGAAACGTGGGTTCGCCAACTTTGACTTCGCTGGGGTGCGGAATGGCTTCTGGAGTTTCAGCCATTCGCATTTGTAATATATTATCTATCATTTACGTTAATGATGTTTTGCCGTTTCCACTTTAGCCGCCGCTGTTGTTTGCGGCGTCAGCAGCAGCCCGAGCCTCAAGCTCCGAGCCGTACTCAGTCGAATTGTACGCCCAGTGGGCGTTGTGACTACCAGAGCCATCGTACACATTCACGCCGGTGTTTGCCGCGAGCCATGCGGGAAATTCCGCGTCGCCTTGAGCTGCCCGAGCTTCAGCCCGCGACGTATATTCCGTCTGGTTGTACGCCCACTGGCCGTTGTAACTTCCAGTTCCGGATACATATTGATTAAGCCCGACGTTGTTCGCAAGCCACGATGGGTATTCTAAATCTGCTTTAGCTGCGGTTGCGGATAGGTAATCCGCATAAAAAACGGTATTATACGCCCATCTATCTCTAAACACGTTCAGCCCCACATTAGTTGCAACCCACGCTTGAAACGGAGCGTCAGCGTAAGCGGCGCGTGCAGCAGATTCTGAATTGTACTCCGTCGAGTTGTACGCCCACTGACCGTTGTGAGAACCATTGCTATGATACTGACTTACGCCAATAAGACCGGCAAGCCATGTCTGGTACGCGGCTTCTTCTTCCGCAGCAGCTTGTTGCGCAGGTGTGCGACCCTCGTGCGCGTCCTTGTACGCTTGCAAATCGGCAGCGTCCGCAGCGTCCTGAGCTTCTTTAGCAGCTTGTTGCGCAGGTGTGCGACCCTCGTGCGCGTCCTTGTACGCTTGCAAATCGGCAGCGTCCGCAGCGTCCTGAGCTTCTTTAGCAGCTTGTTGCGCAGGTGTGCGACCCTCGTGCGCGTCTTTGTACGCTTGCAAATCGGCAGCGGCATCGGTGACCGTACCCGAGACGGTGCCGCTGTTGGTGGCCGTGCCGCTGAATGTCGCGTCTCCGGTGACACTGCCCGCATTGCTGGCCGTTCCGCTAAATGTGGCGTTGCCGGTGATCGTGCCGTTGGCGCGGTTCACAGCGGAATCTTGAAAGGTTGCGGCGCCAACAATCGAACCGCTGTTGGCGGACGTGTCCGAAACGGTAACGCCGTTTGCGGCAATGATGGTGCCAAAGTTTTCAGCGCCATTGACCAAACTAACCGTGTCTGCTGTAAGAGAAATTGAAGGATTCATGTTAAAAACGCGGGCGGGTCGCAAATGTTGCGCCCGCCCTTTGGTTAATAATTAGTGATTGTATTGCACACCGTTTAGCGTTACCGAACCGCTTCCCGTGATGGCGCACGCCACGTTTGCCAACGCTGAACTGGAAAGCGTCAACGAATAAGAACCGGTTGCGATGCTGAGCGGCTCGGTCCACACGTCGATGTTGGCAACGCAGTTTGCGAGCAAGGTTACCGCATCGGTGTTGTTGGGCAACCGCGTGGCCGGAGTCACGCCGTCAGCTCCAACCCAGTTCTGAATTGTACCCCATTGCGAGTTGAATGAGGCGACGAATTTGGCCGGGGCTATCGTCGAGGGCCCGACTAAAAACCCTGGAACGTGCCGCCGCGAATTGTGGATTTGCTAGTAAGCAACATGCCCGGATCCGTTGGCAACGTCGCGGCGTTGCTTCCAAACGTAACCGAACCGATAATTGTGCCACCCGTGATTGACACGTTGCTGGCGTCCTGGCGTGACATTGAGGCCAGCGCGCCGGTTGCGCCAGAAATTGCGCTGTCAACTTCGCCTTTGGAATAGACTTCCAAATTGGTCCGCGCCGTCGATTTGTCGCTGAGGTCGGCAAGGTTTTGGTTTTTTGCCAAACGACCATTTGCGTTGTCGTTTGCAGAATCTGCGGCTGTCTGCGCAGCGTCAGCCGCGTCTTTGGCAACTTTTACAGCCGCATTTGTTTCGGATTTGGAGTACACGTCCAAATTGGTACGAGCGGCAGACGGGTCAGAGAGATCAGAAAAGTTTGAGGACTTCTTAAGGGAAGCATCAGCACCAGCCTGCGCGGTAACAATTGCGCTTTCAGCCGTAGTCAAACGACTGTCGAGGTTCTGACCTTCAAGCGTTGTTACGCGATTGCTAACATTTGAAATGCTCGTCGTAAGAGCAGAAACCGCACTGTCTTCATTTGCTAGCGCATCCTGAAGCTTTTTCAACGTCGCATAAGCTTCCGCCGCGCCACCGATCAAGTCGGTCAACTTTTGGTCGGTGTAACCCTGCGCTTCAGTTTTTGCAGTCGAAATTGCCGTGTCAGTCTGCGCCGTTGAGTAAACACCCAACGCCGTGCGCGCGGCCAAAATGTCAGAGAGGTCCGACAGGTTAGCCGACTTCTTAAGGGAAGCATCAGCACCAGCCTGCGCGTTGGAAGCCGCCGTGGTCAGCGCGTCAAGCGCGGTCTGAAGGCCGGTGATGTCGCTGATTGCGTGCCCGTGAATCGCAAGGGCAAACGTTGTTGAGTCCTTAAACGATAACACGGTGCCATCGTTCTTTTTTGCAAAGAGAACACCATCAGCCGTGTTAATGGAGATTTCGGCAATTCCCAATTCCGCCGCGGCGGGAATAATTCCAGCAACGTCACTGAATTTGAGGTAAATGCTTTGGTAGTCGGGTGCTTGGCTCATATTGTTGTTTTAGTTTGGATTGTTAACCGTGAAAAATGCCGCCGCGAATGGGTTGCGTGTGCAAATCTGAAATGTCGTCGGAAATGTGGTGATGAGGTTCCGGAGGAAAGGTCGCTGGCTTGTTTTGAATGGCGTCCCATGTCAAAGACGTAATTCCGCTGCCAGTGCCGATTTCTACGGTGACTTCATTAGGAGACCGACCGTCAACCGTGACGCTTGTAGCTCCTTGGCCATCTACCGAGACCGTGACGATGGGCGCGACGTCGATCATGCGCGTGTCACTGCCAAGATGAATTTGATGTTGCCGCCAATGACCACAACGCGCCCGCCACTTGGTGCAACCAACGCAACGTCCCACACAGCGGGTAAATCCGGCAGGTCGATGGTTTGAGCCGCTTTGACAGACCACGAAAACAAACCGTTTTGCGGATCAATAAGCGTAACCGTTGCTGAAAAGAGCAATTCAGCCAGGTTGCGTTTGGAACGCACTTCACTGGTTGCCGACCAGCCGCGAATGTCAACGGGCGCGCCGTGTTCTTTGTACGTCATGCTGAGGGCAAAATCTGCCCCGCATTGAAGCGTAAAATCATAGCTGCCGCGCAACGTCGTCACACCAGACGCGCCAGCGTCAACTCGTCATTCCATTCGATCGCAACAACCGCTTATTGCCTCGACACCTTCAGGCCACGCGCGGGCCGCGATTTCGTCTGAGATGGATTTATGCGCGCCAATGGGGCAGCCGGTTGAATTTTCAAACAAATTCATTGATGCCGAGCAGTGGCGCAACTGCTCGCATTGCTGGCAGGTTCTTAACCGTTTTTCTACAATCCAGCGCGGGCTCACGAGTTTTCCCATGTGACGTTGTAGGCGACGTTCACCGACCAATTTGCGTTGTTGTAATCGCGCCACATGCCGCTTTTGTTGACCGCAAACGAAAAACCCGTGGCCGATTGAGTCAATCTTGCGGGCAACCCATACTGTTTTTCAAAATCAGTTCCGGTGGGTTCAAACCGAATATCTACCACCGACGTTACAGGCCGCAAAAACCACCGCACCGGAAACCCAGCTTTTTCAAACCGCAATTCCTTGAGAGTTTTTCGAATAGTCCCAAAATAAGGAGCACCAAACGGCGCTTTGTAAAACTCGGTGTAGGGAGGACCTTGAACAATGGTTGAAATTGGCGCGCCATATTTGTCGATGCGAATTTCTACTTCGTTGAGTTTTTCAATTTTTTCGGTGCCTTCCGAAACTCCGATTAGCTCAAACGGCAACGCAGCACTTTGGATCGTGTCGTCGTGACTTTCCGGATGAATTTCATTTTCAAGCCCATCAACCCATGTAACGCCAGGGTCAAAAAATTCTTTTGAATGAATAGTTAGAGGTGGGTTTTGGTCGTCATTGACCAGTTCACCATTTGCCCAGACAAATTGATTACCAGACAAATCCACTTTACGGGACCACAAATCACCAAGCCACGCGTCAAAGTCTTCTTTGGCGTCAAAAAATGTCGATGCCCGTTCGGTGTTTTCTGGAAGGGGATTAGGCGTTATGTCGTTAGGCGCACCCGGGAAAAAAATGGGCGGCGCTGTGTTGGTTAACAACAAGTTTAGCCAAGCCACAAATGCGTCGGGACTTTCAAAGATATACTCGTCGGGTTTTTGAGACGGTGGAAAAGTACCAGGAAACCACATGGAACCCGAGTTGATCAATTTGTCCAAAATTGGAACCGCTGTTGAAATCGGGTAAAACGGCACAAAGTTAATTTGACCGGCGTCATATTTTAACAGCACCTCTGCACCGGCTCCAAACTTAGGAAACGGGTAATCTGGTTGGACTTGGTAGACCGGAGCAGGAATTTGGCGAACCGCAAAACCGGCATACGCGTCGCCTTTGACTAAAACAGGCGGTTGATTGTCCGGTGGTGGCGAACCGTCGTCTGGCGGCGTCACTACTGGCGCGGGTTGGACCACGTAGCCCGATTCTTTCTTTAGCCGATCACCTCCGCATTGTAGAGCCCGAGGCGAAAAAGCAACGTGCGGCGTTTTAGGTTTCCACGTGCCAACAATGCTTTCTTCTCGGATGTAATAATCAAAAGCCGCGTGTTGTGACCACGTGTAATTGATGTTACAAGAAACAGTAAATTTCTTGAACCGAAGCCGATTCAAAAAACTGTTGCTCATGTTGCGACGTATTTAAGGTCACAAACGCTTGGAACCGGCGCGCTGCACAAATTTAAAATCTTTTGATAAGGTTGCCCAGCGTTGTCGATCTTTGTGATTAGCCGCGCAATGGGATAATATGCTTCGGCTTCAGATTGAGCAGGTATTGCGGCTTTGATCTCAAATTTTGCAGTGTCAATGAGCGTTGAATTTGCTTTGAACGTGACCGTCATGAGCACGTAGCCATCCGTCCAGGCTAAATCAAGCGGCGGGTCGTCGGTCATTTGCATTCCAATGGGCAACACTCCTTGCGGCATTACAAGGCCCCAAGCAATCGTGATGCGCCAATCGCTTGCTGATTTGTTGGCTGCCGATACCTGCCACGGACAAGGCATTGTTGACGAGCTGCCGCCGGTGCTTGTGCCTGGGTCGATCACCAACGCAGTTCCGCCGGGACCGCGCGTAAATCTGCCGCCCATGACAGACGTGATTTGAGCGGCTCGGATCTCGTCTGAAAGTTGATTCAGGTCTGAGATTTTTAACTCTTGGTTGGCAACAAAACGCGGAATCATATCAATACCAATCCGAATTCCAACCGCCTGGAGCGGAGCCCAAATAAACCGTTGTCACCCTGTAACCAGCTCCTTCTTGCACCGCTGAAATGCCATCGAGAAGAAAATTGACGCCACTTGGAACGCTGAATGGAAAGCTTTCGGAGGCAATCTTTCCAACGCCTTCAAGGCTAGGCAATGTTTGCAAAAGTTCGGTTTTGCGCACGACAATTCGCGAAGCCTTGTACGAGGTCTGGCCGTACACCCATGCCTTGTATAAGTTTTGAATGTTGACGTCTGTGACAGAGTCGGCCCACTTGATATTGGCTGAATCAGTCGGATTTTCTTTGTACTTTAACCAAGCTTTCAAGTTGCCGTTGCCGGCCAACTTTGGGTGCGATTCGAGCGGTTCCTCAGAAGTCGAGACTTCAACCGCCCACGAAATGCCGTTTGTTCCGCCGCCGCCGCCGCCGCTGCCTGAGTCGTTTGTGTAAACGTTGGTTACGGTGCAACGGCCTGTGTCGTCCGTCTGAACACGGTACGAAGTTGCGCTCAAATCTGGTTCGAGCGTTTCGCTGAGCGACGAAAAAACAACCGTTTTGGTGTAAACGCCGCGCGAGTCGCGTTCTTGTGTCGTTGAAATTTTGGCCATGTTAATTTGGGAACACTCCGCCGCGTTTGTCGGAAATCATTTTTAAGAGTAAATTTGTTTGAGCGATGCGCTCGTTGGCTTGGCGTTGAGCCACGAGTTGATCGCGGGCTATTTTGCCCAGGTCAAACATGTCGACGCCGTTTTCCCGCGTAGATGCGCCAATTCGCGCAAACGATGAAAAGACGTTGGGAAGCTTGTTAAATTTTGCGGCTTCAGGTTCTGGACTTTGTAAATTGCCAGCGCCTAAACCGGTTGCCGTAGGGTTGTTTTTTACGGTTTGATTCAACAACGTGTTGTACCGACCAATTGCGCTATCAATTAGCGTTTGAAGATTTGCAAAATCTTGATTTGGCAATTGCGGCCCAATTGGTCCTTCTTTTGCGGTTTTGTAAGCTGTGCCAATTTCAGAAAACAACGCCTTGATGTCATCCATGCTTTTGACAAAAACAGTGTTGTTAAACTCAATTTGTCCTTTGCCAACTTGAGCTCTTCCGGCTTGTTCAGTTAACAATCCGGTGCGATTCAGTTGAGAAACCTCTTCATCACTTACCATTTGGCGACTGATAAATGAATTGGCTCGAAGCGATGCCAAGACGGAAGCAATGCCTTGTTGAATTTGTCCGACAAAGATTTTGCCAACTCCAACAAATGCGTCGCGAAACGCCGCAAAGAATGAATTCAAATCGATGGCTTTTACTGCTACCGATAACGCAGATTGCAACCCGTATGCTATGGCAACGATTTTGTCGCTAAGTTCTTTTGCAAAACCTAAAGCCGCACTTTTCAAAGCCGTGCCAAATTCACCGCTTTTGACCAACTCGGCCAAAACGCCAAACGCGGCGCCAATGCGCAACCCCACTGAAGCAAGGTCGAGTTGCAGTAAATCTTCAACAATCTTCACCGCTGGAGTGAGGGCGGGATGTATTTTTTCAAAGCCGCGAATGACATCCAAAAGGCCTTTTTTGGGCGCATCAATGATGCTTAAGATCTCCGGAGCAATTCCCGCCGCGATGCCGGTAAACAGTCCTTGAAGCTTTAATTTTGCGGCGTTGGCAATGTCTGCCAGCGTCGAACCTGAAGCTCCAAGTACAAGCGCGATGCGAGCAAACATTCCGGCGGCGGCCTGCATCATGTCCGCTTGCTTTCCCAACGCTTGAGCCGCTCCCGACATGGTGGTTGGGTTCATGGCAAAAACCATGCGTTGTCCATTTTCCCCCATGAGCGCCAACGCAGACGCGGCTTGATCAGCGGGCGTTTTGATTTGGCCCACAGCGCGCGCAATTGTTTCAAGACGTTGTCCGGTGTTGAGGTTTTGCAGGCTTTGAAGGGTAACACCTGCATCAGACAACGCTTTGGTGGCGGCAGGCGTGTTTTTTGCGGCGTCCGATAACACCGCGTTCATTTTCTTTGTGGCATCAACCAGCCCGTCGGAAGATCCGCCAACCATGCGGAAAGCTTCTTGCATCTGCATGAGCTGTGCCACCGTCAAGCCCGTTGATAAGCTGGCGGCCTGTAAATTGGCTCCCATGTCAATTACGCCTTTGATTGCGGCGGCGCTCGCCACTGCGGCGCCTGTCAATGCCGCTCCGATCGCTACTGTTGCTTGAGCAAAACGGGAAGGACCTTCCGAGTTAGCGGCCTGCTCCTGAAACTGCTTCACGGCGTTTTGCGCCATGGCAATCCCGGCTAAAAACCGTCCTGCATCGAGCGCTAGTTCTGCGACTGCTGCCATTATTTTCCAAATGCCTCCTGTAACTGGGTTTCACCGCGCAATTTTGCTGCGGCCTCTAAACGAGAGATTTGACGTTTGGCGGCGTAATCAAGCCGCCGTTGCATGTCGGTGACTTGGTTTGCAAATTTTGCGTTGTTGGTAGCCCTTACACCAAAACGCGATTCGGTTTTAGTAACTTGAACCGAACCGTCTGTGGTTTTGTTTTGAGCCCAGTTAGGCGCTGAAACGCCGAATTTTTTGGAGGCCGCGTTCCAGCCCGATTGCAAAGCGCCAACGCGAGAATGCAAAAACGTTTCAACACCTTTGAACGCGTCGGTTGTTACCGTTAATTTTGGGCCGCCTGCAAATCTGCCGCGCGAATTGCGTTTGCCTTGCAGCCAGGACAACGCTTTTTCTGCGGTAGCGGCTCTGCCTCCGATTGTTTGCGTAACCACTCGAAAAGCTTTTCGAAGGTCAACTGTGATACTGGTTTTTCCTCGCTGGTAAGACACACTTAACAACGTGCCGCCTCCGGCTGGCGGCGTTACGTTGCGAACGTCGCGCAGGTAATCCCGAAATGACAACGCTACGGCACCAGGCAACCCGACGCCGTCTTCAGCAAGGCCGATTGCAACGCGTTTAGCGGTGTTTGCCGCCCATTGCGCCTGAACTTGGCTGATGTCAAATTTCATCTCCATCGCAATTAACGATTTGGTCAACTGCCGCAATCAACTCGTTGAGTTGAGCCGACACGGATGGGCCAGGCGCAACCGTCCAAGCGCCGCGCATCCATTGGATGGCGTGCCAATATTGAAGGGCTCTTGATAGCGGCAGGTGCCATAAAATGAACTCCTCAGACCAACCAAACTCTTTTGCTAAGGAAGCCAGCAAGACCACCGGCCAAGCTGGCGCTACGATTTTCCCGGCGCGCCCTCCTCGGGAGATCCGGGACGGGGAACAATTTCAATTTGCGCCGCTGAAATGCGTTTGGAGATTTTGAATAACTGCTCGGTGAGTTGAGCAATGACGGACGGATGAAGTTGCGCTTCAAAATCTGCGGCCAAATCCAAAGCGGATCCGTCATCGAGCGCGCGTCGCACTAAAGAAACGGGTTCCGATTGTGCCCATGCAAACGCAACTAACTGACGAGAAATTTCGTCTTCGGAAATTGGATCGGCTTTTGCAGCCTCTTCGGGCGAACGCAAAAAGATGCTCAACCCTAATTTGCGACACGCGCGCCCAGTCATAAGCGACATTGGACGCAACGTGATGTTTTCAATGATTGTGTCGCCTTCAAAGAAAGCGTCATCAAGAGTGGTCGATTCCATAAATATCGGTTGAAATCTTCCAGCAACCGCGCTTGAACTTCCGGCGCACAGCGGTCTTTGTCCATGAGCAGGACCTTGTTGTTTTTTCGGATGCACAGCAGCGGTTTGACGCTTTTTAGCCAACCGCGGAAGTCGTAAAGCGCGTCGCGACGGGCGCGCAGTTTGGCGACTGGATGAGTGGGGTTTTGAGTTGCCCACGCTTTGCTTTGCCAAGCGTCGCGGAACTGTTGAAACCGCATCTTTACAGGCTTTTGAGCGGTGACTTTGGCGGCTGCAACTCGGGTTGCAAAGGTTTCAAACGTCAATGTTTCGCCGTTAAAAATTTCGCGCAACTGTTCCGGATCAATTACGTCGGAGCCAAAAATTGCTTCGTGCTCGGCGTTGAAGTTCCACCGCACTTGCCGTTTGGGCCCATCCGGCGTTTGTTCGACGGAATCAATGTAGTTGCACCCATCGGCAAGCTTACCTTCGCCGTCATATAAAAATGCAAACGCCATGTCGCTGTTTTGGCTTTGCAACGGTGGCAAATCGTCAGCAATCGTAAATATACTCTTGTTCAACATATAAATTGAATTTTGGGAAATTAAATTCCACCATCGCCACCGCCACCACTACCAACGCTAGCGGTCGGATATGCTTCGCCGCTTACTTCAAAACCGCTATAGCCGGTGTTTGAAGAGTTTTGCTTAATAGACGTTACCAAAATCAAACCGCTTAAATTGCTGGGGCCTGCGGCGGTCGAGCCCAGCGAAGAAATGATTGGGTCGCCTTTGCCTTTCACGCTCCAAGTCATTTTCTTGTCGTGCGCACGCGCTTCAGAAAAAGCCCCGGTGAAATCGGTCAACACCACCACATCCGACTTCATTGAAACGCTAACCGCTTCAATCAAAGTCCCAGTTACTAGAGTAATTCCAAAAGATGGCATAATTAGATGGCGACGTAGCCGGTGTAAGTAACTTCAGAAGTTGGATATTCTTGGGATTCGTCCGTTTTGCTTTCCGTAACCGTAAGGCCGGAAAACACTCCCAAAGCGACGTCAGTCAAAACCACTTCACCTTTGGTTTTGATTGTAACCTTGGTAGTTTTCACTTTTTTTAGTCGTGCATCAACGGTCTTGCCCGTTTCATCTCGCAGCGTAATGACTTCGGCGGATTCTTCTTTTGAAGTTTCCTGAACGAATCCGCTGGGCGCAGTTACCCCAAAAAGTTTTGTTGCTCCGAATGTAGCCATACCTTACAGAGACGCGTCAACTGCGAGGGCCGTAGCCGGTCAAGTAGACAAGGTGTTTTTCCCAACTCGTGTTCTCGCGTTGGTTATCCGTGTTTTGGGCGATGACGCCATACAGCGCGATGGGTCCCGTTGCAAAATACGGTTTCATGCTGCGAATGGCGGCATCAATGGCGTTGCAATCGGCTTGGTGTTGTCCTGGCGTTGTGTCGTCGGCCTGCGAAATGACAATGACGGTCAATGTGCCTTGTTCCAGCATTGAACCCACAACGACTTCGGCTCGAATATCAACAACAATTGCGGGCGCGTTTAGCTCGCGTGCGCTGTTGGCGGCGTAAACCGAGCGTTGAGGAAACGACGTTGCCAGATAACTAACAACGGCCTCGCAAAATTGAAGGTCGATCATGGCGATGGGGATGCAATCCCAATGATGAGTTGCAAGGCGTCTTCTTCAACTTCGGCCACACGACACGCGCGGCCCGCAATGGTGATCAAATCGCCATTTTTTGGGCGAGGGGACATGACGCCGCTCGGCACAAGTAACATGCCGGAAAGTTGCATGTTAAAACCGCCAACACGAATGGTTCGCTTTTCAATCAGGTGGTTTTCTTTGCCTTGGTAAACGTTGCCAGCGTGTTCGAACGTCACGCTGTCAACGATCGCAAGCGCGCGCGCAAAAGCCCGTCGTGAAGCATCCAAAACGCGGCTCATTTCTTCTTTTGCGTCGGCGCGGGCTCGATCAGTTCTGGCGGTAATGCCATAGGAGCGGCAACGCCTTTTAAATCGGCAGCGCGTACGGTTTTGACCATGTCCGGCTCAAGTTGCGTGAATAACGCCCATTTGCCGATTCGATCCGGATTTCGGAAGAAACGCGTGGCCTCTTCGGCGGAATCGGTGGAAAGGGCAACTTGAAAACCAGCGCCCTCGTTAATTGCTACAATGTGAACTTTCATAAAAGGAAAAGGGCCCTTGTTTGTGCGCAAGGGCCCTTGAATTACTGCCTAAGACTAGGCGCTCGTGACGCGAACGGCAAAAGGCGAACCCTTTGCAGCGCCCCACAGCGCAGCCATGGAGAGATAGAAGTTACCTTCGGTTGGTACGTACCAGCGGCGATACTGAACCGTCATGTTCAGCCCAGGGATCAGCATGTCGTAGACCTCGACGCCAGCTTGAGCGGCTCCGGTGGCATCGATGCGGCGGCTACCAACAACAATCGCGGAATTGTGCAGGGCAACAGCACCAAGGTTTTCCGTGTTGTCTGGGAAATAGTTGACTTCATAGATGTCAAACCCAGCAACGCGAGGAACGCGGCCTTCGGCTTTTTCGGCCGTGATGCCGGGGAATTCCGCGCTGTTAAGCGACTTTAGCAAACTAGCGTAATAATCGGAATTCGCCAACATGGCGCGGTTGCTGATCGGAGCGCGCAAAGGTTCCTTGTTCAAGGTAGCGCGCAAATCAATAACGTCCGAGCGGTCAAAATTGCCGCTGGTCGAAACATACGACGTCGAAAAATTTGCAGCCGTAAGCAACGCGTGAATTCGGCCATAAATCTTTTTACCCAGGACTTCAAAACCCGGATTGGTAAAGAGCGCGGGCAGATCAACAGCCGAACGCGAACGCTCAACGTCCGAAAACGCTTTGACGTATCGAGGAAAGCGGTTGAAGGGCACAGTGACGGCAACCGTGGTGCCAGCAGTTGCCGCATACATGGCAGAGCTGGGCGACGTGGAATCGTCGGCGTCGGTGTCGGGAATGACATAACGCGACGTAATGGATTCCGCGTTTTGACTGACTTCAGGAGAGAAGTCGGTCGTGAACGCGGACATTGGAGCAAGAAGGTTCTGCCAGTAAGGCAGGCTTTCTTGAGCGATTTCTGCGAGGTTTACGCCTGCAAGTGTGTTGGCCATAGTCTATTTTTTTGAAGGGTTTTGAAATGATTACGCGCGGAGGATGGCGCGGTGTTTTGAATAAAATGCCGATTGCTGTTCAAGAGGCAGCTTGTGGAATGTTGCCCAAAGACCTTCTTTTGAGACGGAATCAGCCTCTTGTTTCAAAGGTGCCTGTGACGCGGGCTCCACGCCGACGCTGGCCAAGGTGGCAACCATTTGCGCGTTTGCGTTTGCCTCGGCGTTTTTCAAACTGGCGTTTTCAGTAAGTAATGCAGCGACCTGTTCGGTGAGCTGCGCATTTTCAGCGGTTACCGCCACGATCTTTTCGTTAATTGCAACACTGGACGTGTTGAGCGCGGTTAACTGCTCGGACATTTCCGAAACTTTGGCGGTCAACTCGTCAACTTGTGCGGTTGCGGCAATTGCGGCCTGAGTTGCTTGCGCGAGAGAGGCAAATTTCATACCTTTAAGAAAGCCGTCAACTGTTCACCATTTGCAGCAACTGAGCGTAAGCTTGGTTTTCCGTTGTGACCTCATCGATGAGGTTGGCTTGCAAACCGTCGGGCATCGCAAAAAAGCATTGCCCGCGCATTGTTTCCGGCGCGACCGCTCGGTTGCGAAGCACGACGGAACGGAACGTGTTGAACGCCGTTTGAACGTACGCCTGCATTGAGTCGCGTTGAGCTGGCGTCAAGGAAGGCCCGTGGCCGGCGGCTTTCAGGTCGCCTTCCGTGTTGGTAATGGGTTGAAACTCCATGCCGGCCGCAGACCAGGCGCGCGAAGTGTCCACCCATGGAACCAAAGTTCCGATTGATCCGACCGACGCGGACGAACTGGCCATTATTTTGTCGCAGTTCACTCCCAGCATGTACGCCGCCGAGTGCATTTCGTCATCAGTCCAAGCCACAGAAGGCACTGGGAGATTAAAAATTAGGTCGGCAATTTCACCGCAACCCGTGACAGATCCGCCCGGTGAATCGAATTCAAACCACACACCGGCACACCCGTTTTCAATGACGTCGTTGAGTTCTTTTTCAAGGTCGTCGTAGGACGTGTTTCCGCACGATTTGACAATTGAAGAAAGCCCCTTTCCTAGGACGCCGCAAACGTGAATGTGCGCAATGCCAGCGCCGTCAATGAACATCGGGCGACGCGGATTCACAAACTCATCTAAATCCATTCCGCTGTCTTCCGCTTTGACGCCGTACGCGGTGCCGAGTTTAGACTCTAGCAGCATTCGAACCGACGCGTGACCGGCGGGCGTGATATGCCACGGCTTAAAGTTGACCTGTTCAATCAATCGTTGGAGTCGCATAATTTCCTGTCTGTTCCATTTCACTTCCGTCAGCATTTTGATTTGGGTCGCCTTGATCCGGCGGGTTGCCGTTTGGCGTGATGATTCCAAAATCTGCGATGGGAATGCCGTACTCAGTCGCAATTTGCCGTTTAAGCTGCGCTTCGTAAGCACGATCGCGGTAATGCTCCTCAATGGTCTTTCCTCGCCAATCCTGAATGTCTGCCATGTTGGCCGAACCCATTTTGTAAGCTTCGCGGGCGTTTTGAGCCGACCAGCCGTCATCCGCTGTCAACTTGGCGGCATGAGTGAAACGCCATTTCAGGAACCCGCCGATTTCGCCGGAGTACGGCGGCAGGATTCCCAGTTTGATCGCTTTTGAGATCGCGTATCCCACACGCCGACGGGCGACGGTGGTCAGCAAGCGTTGACGACGTTCAATGGCGCGGTTCACTTTGTCGATAACCACTCGGACATTTGCGCCCGAGGCATCAAATCGGTAAAAAAATTCGGGCGGCATTTGAGCCGACAGCAGCGCGTTGCGGATTAGCCATTCGACAAGGCGTTCTTGCGCTTGGCTTGGCGTGGTTGGTGTGAGCTGCTCCAGCTTTTGGCCTGAGTCGGCTTTGAAATACCGAATCATGCCGCCGACCATTTCTTCATACTGAAGCTTTGCGCGTTCTACAACGCCTGTGCCGCTGAGGTCGTCCGCACCGCCAACGCCAGGCAAACCAAGGGCGGACGCCGGATCCATGGGATTTTGAAACCCGGTGTCGTTGTATTCCATCAACCCGATTGACGCGGCAATGGCTCCAGCGGTCTTGATGTAGCCTTGAACTTGAGACAGGTCGCGCAGATCCAACAAAGCAGCCGTCCAAGACGGAAACCCGCGCACCTGATCGGCTACCTTTGTGACCCGAAGAAAGTCTACCGAGTTTGCTGGGTAGATGCGATCATCCGCGGCGGTGATGCCGCGCACCGCGTAGCCAATGGCGCGGTTTTGGTCGTTGAGAATTATTCCATTGTAACACCGACGTCCCTTGAACGGGCCGGTTTCAACCTTGGTGTCGTCGTTGCGCAAACCGAGTTGATGCCACGCAATTTGCTGTAATTGGGGAAAACCGGATTTGGCTTCCGTGTAAAGCGTGGTTGCATCTCCATCGCGTGTCAGTTGGGTGCAATCCAGCTCGATTCCTTCAGAAAACGAACCGCCGGAAACGTACGCAATCGGCATCCACGTTTCGTTAATCCATTCCTCAGCCAGCGCGCCCCAGCTTCGATCAATACCGCAGAACCGCGCCTTCCATGGTCCGCCGACAAAGGTTGAAAACTCTTCGGTGGCCCCGTGAATTGGGCCATAATTCCAGTAAAGGCGGTTTGAGCTGGAAACAATGTTGCGCCATTCGCTTGGCGTAACCTCGACATCAATGCGCTGGTTGTGTTGCTGCCAAAAGGGCCGCACGCCGTACCAACCCGCTTGAATGAGGCGCGGATTGTTTGGGTATGTGCCGCCCGAGTTTGCTTCAACCTTGGGTTTTCGGAATGCCGATAGAAGTTTTCCGAACATGTTATCTGAAGAAAGCAACCGCGCGGCGCACCGGCGTTGTGAGGCCACGGATTTTGTGATCGATGGCCATTTGGCACAGCGTCATAAGTTGAGCAGGCGTCAACATTGAGTCCGTGCGGAAATTGAATGTGGTGCCGTTAACGCTCGACGACACCAGCGAGCCATCCCCAGCGGCGACAATTTCAAATTGTGCGTCTCTCAGCGCGCGCAGCTCCGCCATGTCGCGCGCGATAAAAACGGGGAGTAAAGAGAGATAGTCGACATCGTCCGCCATGCCTTAAGGCGTATCGTCAACCGCAGGCGTGAACCCGCCCGAGCTTACCCTGTCGGAATAAATGCCGAGCACGTAACACATGGCGACCAATTGCGCTTCGGCATCCCAAAGATGATTGGCGCCGACTTCGACGTAACGAAGTTCGATTTGTTTGGTTTTTTGGTTCACTACCTCGCGCAGCGCCTCGCCTTGCATGTGTTTCCGCCACAGCTCCGGCACGTCCTTTGGAAACTCAAACGCGGGCGGGCCTTCGGCGCGTAAACGAACCAATTGGTCTTTGATTTTGCGGTTGCTCCAGTTGTAATAACGAGCCGCCGGAGCGTTAATCTGCGTTGCGTTTTTGTGGTATTTCACCGGGGAAATAAACCGCCGAAACGAGACGCCTTTTCCCACATGAAGAAAGCTCTCTTCTTTTGAACCACGCATGGCGGTCCAGTTGAATTTTGAGCAGTCGTCGTACGACGCAACACCAAGCCAACCGCCCGCGTCCAATAACACCAAAGGATCGGGCGCTTTCAAACGCAGTTGGAGAGCGCGTAATTCATCCCGATGGAATAGACGCCCGGTCCAAAGCAATTTGCTCGAACCATCCGTGCGGATAGCGCGCGCCACAACCCAAAACCCGTCTTGAGCACGGTCGCAACTGATGATGCGGTGCGTTTCAGCCTCCACTTTGCGACCATCGGCAAAGTCCTCCATGGAATAGTCGCTGGCTTTCAAATCGACCTCGACAACTTCGGCTTCGATGCGCGAGGGCTCAGCCAGGCGCTGCATAGTGAATGTTGACCGCGCTTCGGGATTGCCTTTTTTACGCTCGCGTTCCGCAAGGATGAATTGGCGGACTAGATCGACCCAAGCGACCCAGTAAATGCCCATGCTCGGAATTTGGCGCGACCTCCAACCGGGAATGTGAGTATTGCCGTCAGATTTGTAAGACGCTCGCAAAGCCATTGCGCGCCGAGCCGCCGGAGTGTCTGGCGTTTCGTGACCGCACCCCAAGCAAATGTGACGCACGGTCTCGGTGAGGGCGGACCAATCCCATTTTCCGGCTTTTGTTTTGGTCTCCTCCCACCGAATCGAGTTCCACTCAAACCGCTGCCAGTTGTTGCACGCTTCACAGGTGTAGCCCCAACGGAAGATTTTCCCAGAATCGAACTCTTCAACCAGGTCGTGATCAGCGGCGGGCCCTTGAGAAAGAAAAAGTGATTTGCGAATGGGACGATCGTGGTGCCGCTGTTTGAACTGACGGATCATGTCGCGATTCCAAAGCCAGACCTCGTCAGCAATGCCCCATTGAAGCGATTTTTCTTGAAGACTCGAAGTGTTGGCCGCGCCCAAGAATAAAGGCATGTGCGGAAAAATGATTCCGCGCTTGGTGATCAGCGAAGTGTCGTTTGGAAGAAGGACGTTGACCGGGTCGCAGGCTTTTAGGACCGGAGACAAACGAGAATTCACCCACGCCAGCACGGTGTCTTCGGTGTTTCCGAAGAAACCGGTTGGTCCGGGTTTTACCGAAACAACGTAACAGAGTAACGCCTCGATAAGGGATGTTTTGCCCGCACCTGGCGAAGCAAAGCAGGTGACCTGAGTGACGGCGTCGTCACACCAGTCGTTGATTACGTCGTTCCACCACGGCGCAAGCGAACGCACAAAGACGCTAGATTTGTCCGAGTGGGGAAATTTAACGTGAGCTTCCATCCATTCCAACGGCGTCAAATTTGGCGTGCCGAGGATGAACTTTCCCCAGTTGCAAAACTGTAATGAGCCAGCCCGTTGACGAGTTTTGGAGTTAATGTGGACCATATATCAACCATTGACCTTTCAAAACTCATTGGAGTTACACCCCGGCAAATAAGCAGATTGACGACAGACGGAGTGATTGCGCCCGTTGGTAAAAAACTCTGGGATGCGGAAAAAACGATTCCGGCTTATTGTCAATTTTTGCGCGAAGGGCGAAAACTGAACCAACACGCCACAATCGGCGACGAAGATGAGGAAGGGGAAAACGCGGTTGCCGTGCGCATCAAAAAAACGAAGCGAGAGATTAGGCTGCTCGACTTGAAGATTGAAGCGGAGGAGGGGAGATTAGTGGGGCGCGACGTAATTTTGGACGACGTAAAGACGGCAGCGGCCTTGATTGACGCGGAATTGAAACGGGCGGCTAGCGACATCGTGAGCCAGGGAGCGGGATTAGCTCAGGCGGCGTTGCAACGAGTGGTCGCGGATCGCGTGAATTTGTTGGTAAACAGGCTTCAAATTGTGCTCACGCCCAAGCTTCCCCCGCTACGCAACGCAAAAAAGAAGGCAAATCCCAAAGCAAAACCGCGTAACTCGGTAAAAAAACGCGCCAAAACAAAATCACCGGTTCAAAAAAATACGGACTAGGCATTTTTTTACAGGTTCGCGCTCGAAATTACCAAACGGTCGGC